TGGTGCCATTATCACAGGTACTGGAATCCCTAGCGGAACTTACATTACTAACGTTTCGACAACTACCCTAACCCTAAGTCAGGCTGCTTCGGTTCCTGCTGGTACAGCCCTTACAGTTACCACAACTATTTCTGCATCGGCAGCCATTAAAGGTAACGCAACTGTTGCTATCGCTATTGGTGCAAACGTGGCTCAATCTGGTACTACTACTACTTACACCAGCGCCACTCACGGCTTAAAAGTTGGTCAAACAGTGGTAGTCGCAGGTGTGCTGGCTTCATCAGCCACACCTACTAACGTTTATCAGGGAACTTTCGTAGTAACTGCGGTACCTAGCACAACTACATTCTCGGTGGTAAATCCTGCTGCCCCAGGAACTGCTGTATCCCTTACAACAGCTGGAACAGTTACTTCAGTAGGAGCTAACACAGAACTTACACTTACTGCCAAAACTCCTGGTTCATGGAGCAACAGCTTGTATTATGAAATCTCAAGCTCTACAGGCAGCACTTCATACCCAGGTAAGTACTTTAACTTGGCTATCTACTCTGGTGGTACTAACGCTGGTTACATTGTAGAACGCTTTAGCGACCTTACAATGTTGGTTACTGACCCATCTTATGCCCCTCTAGTTATCAACGCTTCATCTAACTACGTTGTGGCAACTGACTCTAACGTAAGCGGTCACTCGGCTGTTAACTTCTCTAGCACTAACACCCCAATTACTACTGGTCTTGTAGCAATTAGCGCAACTGGTGGTAATGGTGGTTCATCTAGCACTAGCGTTACGTTAACTGGAAGCATTCCAAGTGCAGTTCACGTCGGTATGCTTGTAAGCGGAAACGGTATCACAAGCGGAACTACAGTTACTGCATTTAGCACACCTACAATTACACTAAGTGCTGCTATGGCTGTTCCTACAGGTACTGCCATCACTTTCACAAACGTTGCATTTATTGGTGGTGCTGATGGTGCAACAGCTTCTAACACTGTAGCTCTTAATAACGTTGCAATTGCGTCTACAAGCTCGTTGGCAAAACTTGACTCAATTACACAGCCAATCTTGCTTAACGCTCCTGGTGTTACTGAGGCAACAAACGTAAATAACATCCTTAACTACGCTTACAACCGTGGTGACACGTTTGTAATTATTGACCCTACGCAAACTACTTTGGATGTTACAAGCCAAATGTCATTAGCCAACTCGTACACTGGTGGTGCGGCTGGTTCCCCTGCATTAGGCTTTGGTGCTGTTTACTACCCCAACTTAACAATTCCAAACCCAACATCTAGCGTTGGTGGAGCAATTGTAACTGCCTACCCTGGTGGTGCAGTTGCGGCTAAGTATGTAACTACTGACAGTTACCGTGGCGTATTTAAGTCACCTGCTGGTCTTGACGCTCGTTTATCTGGCGTTGTAGCAGTAGCTAGCCTCACAAACACTGAGCTAGACTACCTAAACAATGGAACAGTTAACCCTAACACCTTTGCTACTGCTACCCCAGTTAACGCTATCCGTTACATTCCAGGCTCTGGAATCGTAATCATGGGTGCTCGTACACTAGGAAGCACATACGCTAACCGTTACATCTCGGTTCGCCGTAGTTTGATTTACTTACGCAAGTTACTCTCTGACCTAACTTCATTTGCTTTGTTTGAGTCTAACGACCAGGTTCTATGGAACCGTCTACAGACTACCTGTGAAGCAGCTCTTATCAGCTTCTGGCAGGCTGGTGGTTTGAAGGGTACAACTGCTCCAGACGCATTCTATGTAAAGAGCGACAGCACCCTAAACACTGTGTCTAGCATTGCTGCTGGTGAAGTTCACCTAGAAGTCGGTGTAGCCCTTCAGCGTCCTGCTGAATTCGTAGTTATCCGCATTAGCCAGTACGACAGTGGCTCTGTTGTAACAGTCCTGTAGGAGGAAAAATAAATGGCACAAAGCGCAATCTCACGCTTTTCTAAGTTAGCGACTGACCCGTTACGTAATTTTCGGTTCATCGTTGACTTCCGCGTAACTGGTGACAATGGAGCTCCTGGTTCTGCCGCAGCATCATCGGCACCTTACATGAAGTTTAAGGGCGGATTTACGTCAGTAGACGGCCTTAGCATGTCTGTTGACAGCATCAGCTATCGTGAAGGCGGTATGAACACTAGCATGCACATGCTTCCTGGTCGTACTAGCTTCCAGCCAATTACTCTGTCTCGCGGCGTAATCCTTGGTCAGACTGAGGCAATCAACTGGTTTAAGCAGTTGTTTGCAGCCTCGTCTGGTGAAGGTATTCCAGGTATTGATGGTACTACTTACCGTTGCGACATGGACATCTATGTGCTAGACCACCCAATTACTGGCTCACCTGCTATTAGCGCTTCGGACATTATCAGCAAGTCTGCGTACAAGATGAAGTTCATTGTGCACAACGCCTGGATTCAGAGCCTTAACTACTCTGGTCTAAACGCCTCAGACAATGCACTAATGTACGAAAACATGACCTTGGTTCACGAAGGCCTATCAGTTCAGCTAGCTAACTACGGTTCTAACGTATCGGCTACTTTAACTTAATAATTAAAAATCTGATAAACTATTTAAATACAACTAGGAGTTTAATATGGAAAACAATATCAGTAACGACCCATCAGTTTTGGCTCAAGCAGCTGCGGAAGCATCTAAAAAGCCAGAGTCTGAAATTAAAACCGTTGCACCATCAAACTCGGACGTTATTCTTCCGGGCGGGTTTTTAGCAAAAGACGGGTCTTTGATTAAATACGCCGAAGTCCGTGAGCTAAACGGTATGGACGAAGAAGCTGTATCAAAGGCTGGCTCTGCTGGAAAAGCACTTGCCGCTATGTTGCAACGAGGGGTTATTTCTATTGGCACTAGTCCTGTCAATAAAGACGACCTTGACCAATTGCTTAGTGGTGACCGTGACGCTTTGCTTATCGGCATTCGTCGAGTTACCTTTGGTGACACTATTGACTTTGCATTTTCATGCCCGCATTGCAAAACAGAACTAGACATTGTAGTTGATTTGCTTGAGGACATTCCAGTTAAAACTATGGATGACCCAATCAACGACCGCACGTTTAACTATGTTTCTAAAAAGCATGGAGTAATTGTTGTAAGCCTTCCAACTGGTGCTGTACAGAAAAAGCTTGTAGAAAACTCTGACAAGACCTCATCTGAACTAAACACCATTCTATTGGGTGGTTGCATTAAGTCTGTCAATGGCGAACCCGCAATTGGTGCTACAACTGCTTTAACACTTGGTATGGCTGACCGTGAAGCCCTACTAAATGAGATTCTTTCACGCAACCCGGGCCCACGCCTCGGGGAGGTGAAGACGACTTGCGAGGCTTGTGGTGAAGATATTCCTCTACCACTGTCGTTAGCCGACTTGTTTCGTCTATAACAAAGAAGATTACGAACACTTACTCGACCAATATGAGATACTATCCCGAACATATACTGGCTGGACGCTTTCTGACATCAGAAGTTTGTCCGTAAGAGAACGTCAAAACTGGTTGGCTAGAACAACCAGAAATAAGTAAGTAGAGTAATGGCTGAAAAAACTGTTAAAAATAGTTTAGGGCTTGGACCAGCTAAGGTCAAGCTAGTCGCTGACCTTACCGCAGAGTACAAAAAGCTTAATGATGTTTTAACTAAAACTAAAGAGCTCTCTGACAAAATTGCTACTAACCTTAAGGGTATGGCTGGCGGTGGCGGCGGCGGTGCTAGCGCAATGACTACGCCCACCCCTCAACCTGGCAGTAGTGCTGGCGTAGTAGCCCCTGGACTGCCTCCTTTACCTAACGCACCTCAGCGTTTTGATTATGGCAAAGCTGCTGCAGCTATGGCGGGTGTTGCTGTAAACGCGATGGTTTCTAGCGTAGACGCCTCAAGCTATGTCTCTAATGAGATAATGCGTAAGCAGTTTGGTTTTTATTCAGGTATATACAGTCCTACAAACGGAAATAGGACCAATACAGCCGCTAGAATGTCGGCTGAGCGTATGAACACAGCTGGTACACCAATGGACGCCCTGGACGCTGCTAGGGCTGCTATGGCGGGTGCTAGCAATGGTATGGGACCAGGTTTAAGAAACTATAGCACTATTCAGAATAGCGTTGCTGGTGTTTCTAACTTAATGCCTGGAGCTGGTCTTGAAGGTGGTATGAATGCTGTTACAGCACTTAATCAAGGTTCTAGTGTAAACAGACTTCGCATGATTGGCGTTAACGTCCGTGACCAAAATGGTTACATGCGAGATATCGAAGATATTGCTCGTGATTTCTGGAATATGTTAAATAAAACTAAAAGTGGTGGAAAAACCAATATTAGTGAACAAGACTTAGCGTATTCGTTGCAACCTGGCAACTCTATTGACATGGCTCTTAATCAATACTTTGGTAATGATGCTGTGCTTCGTCAGTCTATTACAGCTTACTTGTTTCAGTTTGCCAAAAATAACGGTAAAGCTTTTGGCTCGGATAGTCAAGGACGCGGCTATACTAGCCGTGCTGGTAAAGGGGCGCTTGAAGCAAGCGGCGGATTACCTCAAATTAGCCAGAGCATTGCTGGACGAAACTCTGCTGGCTTTAACGTAACTGATGCTTATACTGGCGCTGGAGTTGGTGGCGTTATCGGTGCTAACGGCCTTATTCAAGCACTTAGCAATACTTCAGCCGCACTTTCTCCAGTGCTTTCTCCTCTTGTAACAGGAACAACATTTGCGCAAACAATTGGCTCTGCTGGTAATGGTGCTGGCGGTATTATATCTAAAGGAATTTTGGACACTGTTAGTGGTCTTGCTAAGGGTGCTATAGATTTAGCAAAAATAGGTGCAATGCTAAATCCTGAAGTTATTGCTTTAGGTGCCGCTGCAGTTTTAACAACAGGTGTTGCATTAGGTATATCTGACCATAACAAAGAGCAAACCGCTACTGAAAATCAAAAAGCTGATTTAGGCTATACCGCTCCAACTGGAACTAGTGGTACTGGAACTAGCACGACTACCCCTAAACTTACTGGCAAAGTTATGACTGATAGCGCAGCTGTATGGGCAAATAAACTGCTGGCACAAATGAACATTAAAGCAACTCCACAAAACACACAAGCGCTTGTTAACTGGATGATGCATGAAAATACAAAAGACAGTCACTGGGTGGGAGACCGAAATAACCCGCTTAACATTACATCAGACTATAACTTTGGTGCTGTAAATGATACCCGTTTGGGTAAAGGTGCCAAAGTTAAAATGTTTGACACTGAAGAAGGCGGAATAGCCGCTACTGCTCTGCAACTTACTTCTAATAGTAAACCTGGTGACCAATATTACAGCATACTTCAAGATTTAAAAGCTGGCAGTGATGAGGGTAAAACTTGGGCGGATATTACTGCGTCCCCTTGGGCTGCGGGAAACTACGGTGTAGGAAAAACTGGTGGTGCTGGTCGTACGTACTACGGAAATAACATTACTGTAAATGTGACCTCAAGTGAAAAAGGAGACGCTTTGGGTAAAGCTATTGCTCAACAAATTGATGAAACATTAGCAAGAGCCGCAGCTCAGCATTAAGGAAAAATTAACTAATGGCCGGTAATACAAGCAGTTCACCTAGCGCACGTTCGCAAGGCTACGTTGCATCTGTTAGCACAGATGGCGTAAACGCTAATCCTACTATTGTTAATGTTTATGTAGATAGTGATTCTAGCACTAGCTATAGCCCAATTACTGGTGCCCAGCCTGCTGCAGCTAACTTTGAAGTAAGCCCTGGAATCACTACCCCACTTAAAAAAAGTTATCAATATACCCCTATTGTTCCTAATGCTACTGGTAAATATACATTTGATTCTTTAACCCCAACCGTGGCATCTACTACAACTTCTTACCAAAAGGTAGGCTCTTCAGTAAAGCTTACTAAAAATGGTAACAAAGGCACTACTGCTGTAAAATACGTTGACGTCACAAAAACAGTTCCTACTTTTAGTCAAAAATCTACAGTTACTTCGACTAATAAAAACGGAACGCCAATTGTCGCCGCTCCTTCTAATCCTGGTGAATACCAGTGGAACTTACCTCCGCACAGATGGAGCATGCCAAGAACTGCGCATAGCGACGCAAATAACATGCCAAATGGCGCTGGAAAAACCCCTTCAAGTGACCGTTACCGCCGTGGGCGCATTTGGTGGAAAGCTAGCGATACATCATTAAGCACTGTAGACGGTAACGGTAAAACTGTTAAAATTGACAGCTCTGACCGTAAGTACGGGTTTCAATTTCTTTGGAACCCAACCTCATTTAGCACAGCTGTAGCTGTTCAAATGGACGCTACCCCAAATGTTAATGATAAATTTTTAGGGTCAGTTGGAGTATTTCCGTCTACCGAAACAATTTCTTTTACATTAGAGATTAACCGCATTAACGATTTTGCTGCAGCTAACGCTCATTTTAAACGTCCTACTAACATTGGAAGTACTTTAGGAAACGCAGCCTCTAACAATTTTATTAAACCTTCTGATACTGCAAGGTTTATTCCTTACTACCAAAACAACGGTAGCTTTACGGCATCGCTTGTGCGCAATGGTAAGAAGCGCTCAGTAGAAGACAAACTTGTGGATTTGTTTCAACGCGGTACTCTTGCAGATATTGAATACCTATATATGGCTATTAACGGTCCTGGTCCAGGCGGCACTTCATCTGCCAAAGACCATTGGAAAAATGGCCGTGGTATAATTACAGCAGACATTGGTTTTCTAATGCCTACTCTTTTAAATATTGATGTAGGTCCATTGTCATATATTGGTTATGTAACAAACATGTCGGTTAACCACCTGATGTTTACTCAGGATATGATTCCTGTGCAAAGCACCGTAAATATATCGTTTAACTTGCTTGCTACTGCTGGCCTTGCTAGCACAACCATAGGAGGATAATTATGGCAGCCCCATCAAATGACTCAAGATATAGTGATGCTACTATTGATTACTTTACCCCAACAGAGGCTGGGGAAAACGTTCAGGTAATGTTTTACGATTTTAGTTATTTAGGTCAAATGGATTACGTGGATTACACATGGCAGCTTGGGGACCGTATTGACACACTTGCTACTCGTTACTTTTCATACCCAACTCGTTGGTGGATTATTGCAGAATTTAATCCTAAGATTAATGATTGGCTTAACGTAACCCCTGGAACTAATATTAGGATTCCTCGTGTCTAACTACGTAAACATTTCTTTTCCTAATAACTTGCAACAGCCTAAGCGAGTTTACAAAGCCATTTTATATCAAGAAATTTTTGCGCATGACTACGCAACTATTGAACTTAGAGACTGGAATGTTGACCCTTTAAACATTAAACCCGGGACCCTAATGATATTGAGCATTAGAGGTAAAGATTATTACGGCTATGTTCACGACTTAAAAAATGAACAAACTACTACTAAGAATTTTACAAGAATTGGTTTTATTGGCGCATCTTACGTAATGAAGCAATCTAGCCAAAAAATTTACCGAGACATGTCCGCTGACCAGGTTGTTGCAGAAATTGCTAAAAAACATAATTTTGCTTACAAGGTTACTCCGCACCCTCGTATATATCCACAAATTGCTCAAGCAGGTATGACTGACTGGGAATTAATGGTTAGGCTAGCTAAACAATCTGGTTATTTTTTGCGTGCTGAAAACACAGAAATTTATTTTCAACCACTTACTGAAGAGTTTATAAATAGTATTACTGAGGCTAAAGTTTTTCAAAAAAGCGACGGTGGTTTTAAACCTAAAAATCCTATCTATAGTTTTAAACCAACAATTAGTGAAACTATTCGTCATTTTGGATTTAAAAAAGCTGCTACGTCTGTGGCTGGTATTGACCCTATTACAGGGCAAGATTTTAAAATTACTACTCAAACTTCGTTTGTTCCTAGCCGCCAATTTTCTAATCAAGAATTCTTTGATGACCATGCTACAACAGTTGTAGCTAATGACTACCAGACTGCTAAACATCTGGCAAACGCATCTGATGAGTACAGTCGTTTTCCTTACGCTGCTCAGGTAGAAATTCTAGGTGATTCGGATTTGCGTCCTTGTTTGCCAATTTATTTAAAAAACGTTGGTACTGAGTATTCTGGTTATTGGACTTTGCTGGGGATTACTCACACGGTAATTGAAGAAAACCTTAACCAGTACATGTATACGTGTGATTTAGTTGTTGCATCTGACTCACTTGGTCGCATTTCAGATAATAGGTTGCCAGAAGTTCCTTCTAACACACCTACTAGAAATATCATTCCTAACCAAAAAAACAGTAACGTTAAGCCTAAAACTATTATTAATAAACCCGCTATTACAACTAAGCGTTACCAGCAAACTGAATTAGTTAACCGCATTAACCGCGCTAACCAAATTGGACCATTTACTGCAACTTCTCGTTGGGGTTCTACGCACCGTGATTTAACTTACAAAATTGTAGATGAAAAAATGCCGCAGGCTGTACGAATAAAATTGAGGTCTAATGCAATCTGACGTTAAATACACTGGAATTTATCGTGGCAAAATAGTTAATGCTGCTGACCCTGAAGGTCTTGGTAGAGTTACTTTAATTGTTCCTCAAGTTCTTGGCGTTGACCAAGTTACTAATTGGGCATATCCAATTGTGGGGTTACCTGCGAGCACTAAATCAATTTATGGGTCGTTTACTAGCAGTGCTACTCAAACTATATCCGACAACACTAAAAATTATGTAGTTGCTTTAAACAATGTTGAGGGGGCTTACGGAGTTAGCTTAGTCAATTCGTCAACTAGTCCTGTTGCCCTTACTGGAGCAACGAGCTCTGTAGTGCCTGCTAATACATCTGCTATAAAGTTTTTGTATGCGGGAACGTACAACATTCAAATTTCTGCTCAAATTTATACAACAATTGGTGGAAACTCTTTTCTGGAGGTTGACCTATGGGCTTTGCAAAATGGGTTGCCTATTCCAGATTCTACAGGGCAAATTTCAATCGGCGCTAAAAACCCTTATACCGTTTCTTCTTGGAATTACATTTTAACTGTTGCAGCTAACGACACCGTTCAGTTTGTTTGGTATGTAAATTCTTCCACAGCAACGTCTTTGTATGCTATTGCTGAACAAGCAGGGCCTCCGTATCAGCCTTCAACTCCTTCATTTACTGTATCTGCCACTTTAGTGGGCTCATACGTACCGCAGTCTGACGAACACACTTGGGTTATGTTTGAAGGCGGAGACCCAAATTTTCCACTATGGTTAGGAACATTTTAAATGACAGTTAAAATTATTGATTACCCGTTTTCATTTAGTAAATCTGCAGACGGAAAATACATTGCTTCTGTTGGTAATACGACGGACTTTAAAAAGATTTGGCAGCACCGTGTTCTTCTTGTTTTAGGGACTCGACCAGGTGAACGTCTTATGAGACCAGATTTTGGCTGTAATTTGTACAGTGCAGTATTTGAGCCTGAAGACGTAGCAAAACAAATTGCTAGCGATAGCATAACTGAAGCTTTTACTATTTGGTTGTCTGAATTAGATTTAAAAGAAATTACACCTTACTTTGACCGTAATACAAATGTGTTGACTTTAAATATTTTATATGGTCTTCCAAATGGCGAGACAGACAGTGTTACAATTAATACAGGAATGTTTAATCGCTCAGGCGACCTAACTTAGGAGATTACTAATGGCTAGCCAAGTATCTAAAAATTATATTCCGCAAATTGATTACGTCTCTCGTGACTATACAGCAATCCTTTCGGACCTTACCGCTATTGCTAAACAGTTTAATCCTACTTGGGCCGTATCTGACCCTGCGGACATCGGAGTAGCCCTCCTAGAGACTTTTGCATACCTTGGTGACATTCTTAGCTTTTACACCGACCGCATGGCATCTGAAGGTTTCTTAGGCACTGCTAGCCAGCGTTCTAGTGTACTTCAGATTGCTGCGATGTTAGGTTATGCTCCTACACCAAGTAGCGCTGCTACAGTAGGTTTAACTCTTACAAATAGCTCAGGTAGCACAATTACTGTAGCGGCTGGAACTCAGTTTGCCTCTACTACAAATGTTAATGGTCAAAGCACTCAAGTTATTTTTGAAACAGATACTGCTTTAACACTAACTGCTAATGCCACTGGCTCAGTAAATGCTACACAAGGTGTCACAACTACGGATGAGTCTTTAGGAACATCTGATGGAACTCCTAGCCAAGTATTTAAATTAGCTCAAACTGGCGTAGTTCTTAATAGCACTGGTAGTAACCTTACTGTTAAAGTTGGCGGAATCCCTTACGTCTATAGCTCATCTTTAGTTGACAACAGTCCATACGACTCTGTTTTTACAACTAGCATGGATGCTGAAGGTTATACGTACATAGTTTTTGGAGACGGTGTTGGTGGTCGTGTTCCGCCTGCAACCTACGGAGTAACAGCAACTTACCGTGTAGGTGTAGGGGCTGATGGTAACGTAGCTGCTGGGTCTATTACAAAATCAATTTCTGGCACATACCCACTTACTATTTCTCAACCATCTGCTGCATCAGGCGGAGCATACGATGAATCTACAGACTCTATTCGTTATAACGTACCTCGTGCTCTTCGCACTCTGCGTCGTGCTGTTTCTCTTAAAGATTACGCTTATTTAGCTTTGCAAGTTTCTGGAGTTTCTAAAGCTAACGCAGATGCTGTGG